AACCACGGGCTTGCTGCGGCGAGGGCGGCACTGCCTTGAGATCAAGCTCGATGCCGGCGAGGCCGTCGACGGCGGCATTCTCGGTCACGATCGGGGTCACCGCGTTCCAGTTGTTGTTGTCCATCAGATAGCGCAGCACCGCAGTCGCCAGGTCGGCGCCTTGCTGATGTTCCGGCGATCGCGGGAATGCCTTGGGGTCTTGCTTGAGCCGCTCGACCGTGCCGACGATGCCGTCAATTTTCTGGCCGATCTTATTGTATGTCACAATCGGCTGCTTGCGATCGTTGAACGTCTTGATCTGGTCGGCATTCCACTGCGCGCCGTGGCGATAGCGCCGCGCGATCAACTGCTCCTCGATCTCCAGCCGCTTGCTGTCGAGATAGGTGGTGTAGGCCGTAACGCATTTGGCCAATGGCCAGAAACCATCCTTCTCATCCTGTGGGTCGAGATCGGCCGGCCCGTTACCGCGCGAGCCGCCGGTGGCGGTCGTGCTGTAGCCGGTGAAATTGACGACGTTGGTCACCGCCATGTCAGTAAGCCTTGCTGCCGATTTGCGTGGGCGGCATCGGCGGCCGGCCCATCAGCCCACCCGGCTGCAGGCCGGGCACCGGCGGCGGCAAAGGTTCTGGCCCTCCTGACATGCCGGGGGGAGGCGGGGCGGGAGGGCCAGCATCACCCCCGGGAGGTGGGAGTGGTGACGCCGGATTGGGTAGGCTCGGGCCGGTCATGCCGGCCCCGAGATTGCTCTGCATGAACGAGATCATCATCGGCATCACCTCGCCGGTTTCCGCAGGCGACAGCGAGCCGACAAACGCGGCGAACTTTTCCATCACTGACATGATGATTTTCCTATTTTGGCTAATTGGCTGGCCAATTGGCCAATTGGCCAATGTCGATTTTTTCGACTGTTGCGTAGGGTAACTAAAACTGCCGCCAATCCTCGGCCGCGGTGCTCTTGCGGTACACCTCGTAGCCGGACACGTCGGCCGGCTTTGGCGGCTCTTTCACCGCAATCCACGGCCGCGACATGCAGGCGTAGCGGCACTCGTCCGCGGCGTGGTCCTCGCTGTCGGTGCACACATCCTCATGCCGATCGGGATCGTGTTGCAAAAACGGCACGGTTCTAATGAAATCGGTGCAGGTGGAGAACACCACCAACATGGGCAGGCCGTCGTCGTTGCCGACCAGGCGCGCCCGCATCTGATCCCAGCCGCCGATGTGGCCGTACATCCGCACCCGGATGTTGTCGCCCTTCTTGAACCAAATCTTGCCGCCGGTTTCAGTCCCCATGCGCTCGGCGATCGAGGGCCCGCCATCCTCGGCAAAGGCCGAAGGGTCGAGCACGCCATAGGATATTTCGTCGTCTTTTTCCCGCGCCAAAATTCCTTTGCCAACCTCGCCGGCGTGCAGCTTGAGGCCAACATTGGGCTCGTTGGGCCGCATGCCGTACCACTCGCGGTAGCGCACCATGGCGCCGCGCGGGATCACGCGGCCGTGAACATTCCAATCATCCGAGGCGATCGCCCACCACCCCACACTGAACGGCGAGGCCGAGCCCCAATCCATGGAGCGAAACCGCAGCCAATCCTTCGGGATTTCAAACGGCGGGATCACATGCCGGCTGGTGTCCCAGCAGTCGAAGAAGGCGCCCAGCGTCACCGACCAATCGCCGTCGAGCCACGCCTGCACCAGTTCCTTGCTGCCGCTCGAGCGCAGTCGCTGCTTGTAGGCCTCCACGTCGATGAACTGATTGTTGCCAACCTTCGACGGGATGAAGATGCGCTCTAGCCCGGTGTTGGCGTCGATGATTACCTTGTTGCCGAGCGGCGCCGGATCAATGTAGCGCGTTTTTATCCACTGGTGCCCCGGGCCACCCGGATTTCCAGTCAGCCTGATACCCACTGGCACTCCAGAGCCACTCCTTAACGTGGCGAAGAGCTTGAAAATCGGCGCTGGTGACGGGAAATTCCCCGCCTCCTCCACATAAAGCCTGGAGTAGCTGTGGCCCTGATAGAGCTCGGCGTCGGCGTCGCGCTCCAAATAGCTGAACTTGAGGCGAGCTCCGCTCGGATCGCGCCATGTTTTCTCCTGCTCGTTGTATTGCCATTTGAGCGGGCCGAAAATCATCCGGCTGCGCTCGATCGTGTCCATCAATTCGGTGCGGGTGCGCCGGATCATCAGCGCCGAGGCATTGATGCCGTGCTCGTTGGCGTGACGCATGAAGTCGCCAAGCACGCCATCGGTCTTGCCCCCACCGCGGGCGCCGCCGAAGAACACCTCGAACACCGGGCATTCTAACAGCGCCCACTGGGCAAAGTTGCCGCCGGGTGACCAGATCGTTTTGACTTGGTCAGTTTGGGCGTCCATCAAATCACAACAGCGTTGCGACGTATTTCCCCGTCAGCATTGCGGGCTTCCACCCCGATCCCGTAGATAAAGTGAAACTCGCTGGGATCACGGTAGCACCAGCGTTCCAAGGTTAAGCCTTCCGCCGCAATCCATTCCAGCAACACTGTCGCGGCATGATAGGTCTTAATGTGCTGATCCATTGCCATTGCCGGTGGCCGGCGCCGGCAGTGCCGGCAATTCTAGGTCAGGATGTCCGTACTTCCTGACCCACTCCTCCTTCGTCAACACCTTGGGCAATTCGGCCACGTAGCGCACGTTCACGTCCGCCGAGATCAGCGTGCGGGTGAGATCGGGCACCACCTTCCTGAGCAGGCAGTCAATCGCGCGCACCTGCGGCATGCTCAGATCGGCCAGCTTGATGCCGTCCTTATCGACCTCGCCGAAGATGAACTGCTGCAGGGTCTGCACCAGCCGATGGGCCTGGATTTTGGCGCGCACCTCGTCGGGATGAAACTGCAGCTTGCGTTTGCGCTTTTCGATCGGCGCGATTAGCGGGCGTTGTCTGCGCATGGCGTTTGGTGTCCTCCTATGGGCCGCCGGCGCCCCACATCTGCGCGAACGGTTCAAGCTGCCCTGGCAAGCCAAGTTCCCCCGTCGTGGACCATGCAGTCTGATCTGGCCCGAACTGCCTGGTAAAATGGATACTGCCAGCAGTCATCGGATCACTGACCGGACGGTGTAGATCGTACTGCAGCTTGGCGGGACTGATCTGGTGCCCGAGGTACATGAAATTTCCGGGCGCACCAAACAGTTGCCCGTTGAACGTATTGGGCCGCTCGTCGCCAACTTCTGGGAGTTGCCCCCCATATTTGTTGTACCGCTGCTGATTGTAATCTTTCATCGTCCAGAATTTGCTGTTGATGCGGGGGTCTCTGTTGTTGAACACGCTCGGGAACCAGCTGTCCTGTCCCTCGTTCAATGCCGGTGGCGGCCCCCAGTTGGCCGGGTTGTACCATGCGGCTAGTCGACCTTGAGTAATTCCCTGAGCCTCACCGCTGCGGTCCGATGGACGAGTGCTATCCGCTGGCGTGCTGTTCCACATGTCCGTGACCCATTGCGGCGCCCAATTATTCTGACCGCCGCCGCCCACGGCCGATTGCGCCATCTGCAGCAGGCCAGGCTGCACCTGATCCCCAAATTGTTGCTCTGGGGGCGGTCCACCTCTGAAATCAGGCATGGCACACTCCTTGACCGAATTCGGTTAAATCTGACCGAATTCGGTTTAGACATTTGTCCCCGAGGGATAACGGTCGGCGTACCCGCCGGTCGCCGCGCCCGGCCAGTAGAAGCTATCGCCCCACTGATTGGGCGTTCCGTGACTTGCGCCGGTTCCGAGGGCCGAACCCATTCGCACACCCATTCCGTGCTCGCCAGTGATCCCCGTTCCCATATCGGAGAAGTTAGAACCCCCTCCCCTAACCTGGCCCGCCTGGGTGTTGATCAATTCGCCGTTGCGCATGATCCAGCCCGGTCCCATGCCGAGCAGACGCCAATTGTTGGTCGATGGACCGGCTTGGCCATATCTCGCCATCCCCGGAATATCCCGGCCGAGTTTTCCGAATAAATCTACGGCATTGAAAAACCCGCCCTTATCGCCGCCAGTATGATACTCTATGCCCGTCTGACCCATCTGCGGCAGAAATCCGCCCGCCAATTGGGCCAAACTTATGCCGGAGGCTGCAGCCGCCTCATTTGGATCGTTCAGCTTCCATCCGTTGTAAGCATCGAAATATTTCTGATCCTCGGGCGAAACGGCTGCATTGCCGTATAGGCCATGGGGGCCGTTTTGATCCGCCATCCCCGCCATCTGCACCAGACTCGAAACATCCTCATTCATGGCGATCTCCTATCGTTGATAGCTTTGGCTATGGACCGCCCGCGCCCCACATGGTTGCGTATTGCTGTTGCCCAGGAATGCCAAGCTCCCCCGTCGTCGACCAAAAATATCCCGGCCCGAACTGCGGGGCGTAACGCATGGTGCCAGCAGTGATCGGATCGCTGACCGGACGGTGTAGATCGTAGTACCGCTTGCTTGCGTCGGGGGCCCACCGCTCCAGATTTCGTGGCTGGCCGGTGGCGGTAGCCTCGTTAGGGAGTTGCCAATATGTAGGTTGGACGCCGTTATACTGGCCAAACCAACCGGGACCAGAGTTTTCGAAGATGCTGCCATCCGGCATGTTAAAGCGGCTGGGATTGTTCGGGTCTTGATATTGCGGGATCGCAGACCCGGGGCCTCCTCCTTTACCGTCCATGGCCAACTGTGCCATCTGCAGATTGCCCATCCCTCCCGGTGCCTGTGGCCCATAGGAGGACATCAACATCTGCAACAGGCCCTGCTGCTGGGGGTCCGCCTGTTGCCCCACTTGCCCCAACCCTAATTGCCCCGATTGCCCCGATTGCAATGCTGCTGCAGCATTGCGCTCTGCATCTAGGTCCATGGCCCTACTCCCTATCTGCGACCGCCGGCCTGGAAATACTGGCCGGTTGCCGGATCGTAGAAGTACGCGCCACCGCCGCCGCCCTGGCGGAAGTCGCCGCCGAATGCGCTGGTGCCGGGCCGGCCGGGCGAGTTGATGCCGTAGGCGCCGCCGTATTCGGCGCCCTTGGCACCGGGGGCAATGCCGGCGCCGCCGGTCTGGTAGTAGCCCGGACCGCCCGGTCGCCCTGCCGCATACTGGTTGTTGCCGACCGTGATCGACAGGCCAGGCCGGCCGCTGGTTTCGCCGCCCGGTCGCCCGCTGCCGGGGCCAAAAGGTCCGGCTTGGGCGGCTTGGGTTGGGTTGCCGGCCGGACTGCCGCCGGGGCGGCCGGCAGGCACATCGTTCTGCATGCCCCACAAGCCGATCGGCGCCGCCTCGCGGCCAACATTCAACGACGCGGGTAACAGCGAACTAATCACGTCCTCATTCGGTGCCCGGCCGATGGTTTCCATTTCGGATTCAATCGAGCCGCGCTCGCCCTGCGACCATGGTAGCGCCTGATCTGACCCACGCGATTGCGCGGCAAACTGCGTGCCGGGGATGGCATCCCCGAATTGCTGCTGGCCGGGGGTCACGGTCGGATCAGCCATCACCATCCCAGGCCCGAGTTGGCCGGGTTGTGCCAAGCCAGGAGCCGACGGGCCGTAATTCGGGCCGAAGTCGGTCGCCAGCTGTGTCATCTGATCGGCCAGCATTTGCTGGCCCGTTTTGAAATCAGCAGCCCGCGTATCGAAGTCAGCAGCCCGCGTATCCTGCTGGACGGTCGGGGTCTGCTGCGCCTGCTGCGCGTTCATTTCCTGGGCTAGTTGCTGATATCCGGCCTGCTGCACCATCGGATCGATTTGATCCATGTTGGGATTTACTTGTTGTGTCTCGGCGCGCCCGCTCTGGTTCAGCGAGTCGCCCTTGCCCCCGAAACTGTCGAAAGACATGGTGCCCTGCTGGGCGCTGGTGCCGGTGAAGCCTTGCTGCGCGCCAGGGGATGGCCCCGCATAGTTGGCCGGATCGTTGGCTGGATCAGCTTGGAAGTTCGTCGCGATCTGACCGAGTGCCTGCGCCAGGCCGGGGTTGGTGGCGGCCATATAAGCCGTCATGTCATTGCCTGTTCTCCCGAAGTCGTTGGCCATGTTGGCCGCGTCGATCACCCCTTGGTTGGTCATGTTTTGACCGGCCTGCGCCTGGCTGGGGCCGAACCAGCCGGCATTGGCGGTGACCGCGGGTCCGAATACGGTGCTCGGATCGACCTCGGTGCGGTCGTCGGTGGGAGCAACCCGGTCAGGCGTAGTCACCTCCGGGCCGAACAGCGATGGATTGAGGGCCTCGCCCTGCTGCATGGTCTGGGGGCCGCCCGGCATGCCGGGCCCAGCTTGCGGGCCGACATCGCCCTGGTTTGGCATGCCGAACGCACCGCCGGGTGGGGCGCCGAAGTCGCCCGGGAAGCCGTTGATGCCCGCACCGGACGGGGAGCCATACTGGCCGGGCCCGCCGATCGAGGCACTCTGCGCGCCCTGCCCGAAGCCGGTGCCGGTGGGGCCACCCGAGCCATAAGTGCCAAAATCACCCGCCCAACCCATGCCGGGGCCGGCGGTGTTGCTGTAAGCCGCGAAGTTGCTGGCAGCATCGGGGCCAGGGCCATAGCCAAAGCCCATGCCGTTGCTGGTGAAATCAACGCCGCCAGTGGGGCCCCAGCCATCGCCGGGCGAGTAGCCGAAGTCGCTGTTGGGGCCGATGAAGCCGTCGCTGCCGCTGCCGCTGTAGTTGAAACCGCTGCTGGTGTCGCCGGCGGGGCCGGGGCCGCTGTCGCCGAAGAAAGAACCGGGATCGCTACTGGCGAATTGCGAGGCGCCGGCCTCGCTGCCGGTCCAGCTATCGCCGCCGGTGCCCTGGAAACCAGTATCGCCTTGGAAATTGCCGCTGTCGTTGGTGCCGTAGAACCCGCCGTCGCTGCTGCCGAAGAAATCGCCGCCGGTGTCGCCAGTGTAGCCGCTGTCCCCGCTGGGGCCGCTGTCGCCGTCGCTGCCATAATTGCAGATCGATCGCGGGCGGAATTCGGCGGACCAATGTTTCATTTCGTGGCCCTCAAATGCGGTGGCGGCTCGACCAGCCATTTCTCGCGATGGGTGTAGGTTTTCTGCCAGCCGTCGAGCACGCGGAGCCAGCCTTCACGCCCGCTGCCGGTCAGCCGCGCGCATTTGCGCTCGAGCGCGTACTGCTCGATCTCGGGATGCATCGGCAACAGGGCGGGAAGCTCGCCGCCCTGAAGCCAGATGTTCAGGCTGCGATAGCCGATCGGATGCCGGACAATATTGGTTAGGATGACGCCGTGCTCGGCCGGCCACAGCTTGGCGCCGCCCGCGGCGATCCGGTCCCAAATATGCTGTTTGCCGTGGGTGCGACCGAACGAGGCAAGCGACGCATCCAGCCAGGGCCAGGTGCGCTCGAACTCGTCGCGTTCATTCATACGTCTTGCGGCCGATCGTCAGCAGGCCAGGGGGACCGGCGGGGGTAATCTGGCCGCCGGCGCCCATTGAATATTTGTGCTGGTCGCCGAACGGATTTTGCTGCTTCACGTAGATGTCGCAGTACCCGAATGGACTGATGGTGCCGTCGACGGCCTCGCAGCCGTCCGGCGCCTTGCCGGGCACGCCCTCAAAATGCTCGCACAGGCCGCAATTCTTGAGCGGCGTGCCGGCGCGATAGTGCACCGCCTCCTGCGGTTGCTTGCCCTCGCCGGGCTCCGACATTTCGCCCGGCTCGGTGGCGTCACCCGGCACCGTTTCTTCGGTCGAATAGGTGTCTGTCATGATTTACCTCCGCCCCAGCCGGGGCCGCCGGGCATGCCCATGCTGCCGAGCAAGCCCCACGGGCCAAGCATGGCCGCATTCTTCGGAGCAATGCCGTAGCCCCCCGGGCCATTGATGGCCTTGTCGTATTCGGGCCGCGTCATCTTGCCGAGGTTCAACATCATGTCGAACAGGCTTGGCTGCTTGGCTGGCTGATTGGCCGGCTGGCCAGAGGGATTGTCATCGTTGCGCTGCTGTGACTGCGGCAGCGGCTGGTCCCACCATTGCTTCGGCTGGTTGGTGCGGTCGAACGGGCTCGCCTGCGGGCCCATCATGCGGACACCCATCTGCGC